CCGTACATATCCGCCAATTGATACATCTTGTGAAGTGTGTCGGAGTACATCCAAATCTGCTCACCACATTTCAATGTATGCAGTTCGTACAATTGTCCGTTTTCGTCTTGTTTCATTTTGTGTTTGTTTTAAAGATTAGCCCCAAAGCCCCGATCGAACGAGTATGCACACATGATAGTGCCGCTTTGGGTTTGCATAACAGATTAACCCCGTATGCGCAGGCTTTCCGTTTTTATAGTTGGTATTAATCCGCCCCAACTTTTGGCGGTCCTTGGTAAGTTAGTTTTCTATATTGATAAATGCAGTTTGCACTATTGCTACTTTCTATTTTTACTTATCAATATATTTCAATTGGATACCAACCCAATATCATTGCCCCTGTAAGTTATCGCGATATTTTCGCTCGTTACTTTAAGGCCACAACAATATATTGTTGCGTTGCAATACAACCCCACGCAATCGACCCTTTTGCATTGCAAATGCACGCTTTTCAAAATTGGCTGCGTGCCTAACTTACTCTAACACGTCAAAGAACAACCATACTTTGCAGATCAATTCCGATATGGATCTTGATACATTCCATGCGCTCGGTGAGTCGCACAGTTATAACAATGTACTCGTTTGGTTTCCCTAAACAACCAACAAGGTAAAGAACCCGATCAGGGAATCGAACCCCAACAATGTACCGTATCGGGTTGTGAAATTTACTTTTTCGCCATTTGACCAGCTGCGATAAACAAGTGCGTAACAGTGTATAAACTTCGTTTATTTCCCTTACTGTCAACAAGGTACTTTCGTTTGACGTTTTCGCGTTTGTCCAATTCAGCGAGCGCGTTAATTACATTCTTAACATTGCACAATTTCCTGAGTGTTGGCGCGTTATCCAATTGACTCAAATAAGCCTCAACATACTTGGAACCCTCACCTGAACCCCATTTACAAAGGGCTGTTATTGTGCGCGTATCGTTTAACCATGCTTCGCGGGCTTGTTTTTTTGCCGTTACTTTTTCGCTAACTTTTTTCGTTTTCTTTTTCATTTTGTTTTTGTTTTAGTGGTTCTGTTTATTATACAGGTTAGTAGTGTGCGCTTTACTAAGGCTTTTATACACGTTGTTGTAGGTGGTGTTATACTCTTATACCGTAGCTGAAGAACCACCGTTTTCTACTTGTGGCCTTGTCTTCAATTACCACTTCAGATAATAACTCAAATAACTCTTGCTGTGTTTTCATAACATTGTGTTTTTAGTGGGTTACCCCGTTGTTTTTTGTTGATACAATGATCGGTACTAAGGTTTACATATTATGTCATATAAATGACAATTATATAAATCCGATAAAAATAAATCGTAAGTAGCTGGAAATCAATTAGTTGCAATCCAACACAGTACAAACGCCTATTTATATATATAGGTATTGGAGATAATGTTCCTGACATATAAAACTGTCAATTAGCCGACAAAAGGTTAAAAACCCACGTATTGCAATAACTATAAATAAAGGTATAAGAGTATAACACCACCTACAACAACGTGTATAAAAGCCTTAGTAAAGCGCACACTACTAACCTGTATAATAAACAGAACCACCAAAAATAAAGGATCAAAGTTTTGAACAAAATGAGCAAATGTCATCCAGCAGACAGATATTAGTTGCAGGTGCAACCAATTAGCGGAAACACTTTGTTGTTACGATTGAACGAACGGTCAATTAAAAATATGGTTTGTGGAGTTGATGACTCGTGTGTACGTTGTCGGATTTTTAATCAAGCACTCGAACTTTATTTGATCAAATGTCTTTTAAACGACAAAACGAATGAGCTGGTTTTATTATAGGTAACGAAATGATGCCGAACGTATGCACTATGTGGCAACAACGTACAATCCTATATGGTCAATAGCGGATGCACGATGTTGGATTTGACTTGGAATTTGACCCCCCACCCCATGCGACACGGGGGTAGCTTTTGTGAGAGCAGCCAATCGCTCATAGTATATATACTCCACCCCCATGTACACAACCCATGTACACAACTCATTTTACCCTGGGGGGGGCTTTTTTTGTCAGGAACATTGTCAATTGAAAAATAATCATTTACTTAGCGGTCATGAAACCACTTATAGATTCATGGGTAAAGCGTTTGGGTCTTGAAGACTGGAGTATCCGTACTGAGCGGATAGACCCTGATAGCATTGAGTATGATGGTGAGGATTACTTTGTAGGGATAGAGAGGGACTTTGATGCCAGGAGTGCTGTCATTTACCACGACATACCTTTGGATGAGGAGAGCATAGTGCATGAGTTGTTGCATATATGTTTCCCACAGGCAGATGATGAGGATTACGATGAGTATGAGAATTTCATTGCACAGGCCACCAAGGACACGATAATGCTGTATGAAATGAATTAGGATAATAATCTGCTACATATCTTTTATCTGATCGTTCATGATTTGTTCCCCGCCCTGGCAGATGGCGGGGTTTTTTATTAGAAAAAGTTGCGTGGTATTGGAATATTTATTTACTTGCACCAAAATTAAAAACACACAACAATGAATGTATTATCACTATTCGATGGAATGAGTTGCGGTCAGATCGCGCTCAACAAACTTGGTATAAAGTACGACAAGTACTTTGCCTGTGAGATTGACAAGTATGCAATGCAGGTAACCCAACACAACTTTCCTGACACCATACAATTGGGAGATGTTCAGTTCGTTACTAAGGAAACATTTGGAACACACAGGGTCCAATTGGTAATGGGCGGATCACCCTGCCAAGGATTCAGCTTTGCTGGAAAGCAGTTGAACTTTGAAGACCCAAGGTCTGCGCTGTTCTTTGAGTTCGTCAGGCTCGTAAGGGAGTTGAAACCAAAGTACTTCCTGCTTGAGAATGTCAAGATGAAGAAGGAGTATCAGAATGTCATCACTCAGTATATGGGGGTTGAACCCATCGAGATAAATTCAGCATTGGTATCAGCTCAGAATAGACGAAGACTCTACTGGACGAACATCCCGAATGTAGGACAGCCTGAAGACAAGGGTATTGTACTAAGAGACATAATTGATTACTCTATAAGTAAGCAATTGTCGGAAAAGGAAATGTCTTACATGGAATCGGGTAATGAGAAGTGGACTGGAGCTAAAAACAGTAGACTTGAACATTACGGAAAGACAGAGGATGATAAGGCAGGATGCCTGACCGCAAATCAATACAAGGGAGTTTCGTATGGAGTCATAGGTCTTGAACAGGTAGACAATAAACTCCGACACAAGGAGGCCACTAAGAAAGGCTACGCTGAAGCAGGTGAAGGCGAGGGGCTTGACCTTACATTCCCCGAATCGAAGACACGCAGAGGTAGGGCGATGAAAGATAAATCCAACTGTCTTACTGCGGCAGGTCATGAGATGGGAGTTGTAATAGATCCATCAAAGGAAGCGGCTGTAGGTGATTTTAAAGATGATGTAAAAGGTGGTGCCGTAAGAGGCAGGTACAACGAAGACGGTAAAACAGAGCAGCGTCTTGAGGTCAGGAAGGATGACAAGACCAATTCAATTACTACTGTTCAGAAGGATAGTGTTGTAGTAAGACCTGCGACAATTGTAGGAAGAAGACTTAACGAACGCGGAGTAAGAGAGGACTATAACAAGGATGTTCCAATTACTCAGTGCCTACAGGTCAAGCATAACTCTGATAAGTCAGGAACATTGACAACTGTAGAGAAGGATAATGTTCTCAGCGAGAATGAACCTGGTCGTTACCCTAACGCATACGAAGACAAAAAACTCGTGTGGCGTAAGTTAACTCCACTGGAGTGCGAGAGACTTCAGACTGTTCCTGACGGATTTTCACTTGTACTTGACGAGAACGGTAAGCAGTTGGTAAGTGATTCTCAGCGTTACAAGATGCTTGGTAATGGATGGACGGTTGATGTGATAGCCCATATTTTCAAGAATATGATTTTTGATTAGGAACATTATCAGATTTTGTTTTACTTGCGCCAAAATTAAAAACGATGACACCACAACAGCACGTAGAAACGGTAATAGAGAGATGTCTGAATGTATTTCCTTCAGACGGTGACGCACACCTTGACACATTGAGTGAGCTTGTGTTCAATGGGACTATGGATGTTAAGATGGCAACTATCCTGACACATATTATTGAGAACCCGAACTGTGTGTACATAGTGAAGGCTGACGGGACCCTTAAACTGATAGATGCTTAAGATAGGCAAGCAGAAGGAGCAGGAGTTCGCAAGGTTCTTCCGTAATGTAACTGAGTCTACTCAGGAGCAGGATATGAAAGAGCATTGGGATCTGAATGTCAGGTACGATGTCAAAATGCTCAGGAGAAAGACCAGGGGTGGTGATTTCGATGAGAACATACACTGGGTCGAGTTGATGAATGTGCATGGTGACACTGGTTGGTTGTACGGTAAGGCAGATTACTTTGCCTTTGAGGTGGAGGATTATTGGATAAGTGTGAGCAAGGATGATCTACAGAAGATGATAGAGGACAAGTGTGCTGACAAGGAGTGGAGCAACGTTCCTGCCCTATACAGACTCTACAGAAGAAAAGGAAGGAAAGATATCATTACCTTAGTAAAGACAATAGACCTGATGTACATATCATCATCAATTATCAAGAAGTAATGGAAGAAGCATACTACAACGCTTACCAGTTATTGATAGGCACTACAGACTACGAAAAGCTTGCAGAGCAGGAGGTGTTTTACCTTCCTGAGAATCACGAAGACCCAGATGTTGTACTGAAGTATTACGAGTCCATTGAGGACTACGAGAAGTGTAAGAAGATAATAGAGCGAAACTCTTGATCAGAGTAGAAACAACCGTAAATTCCATGGATCAGCTCGGTGATAATGGTGGTAACATATATCCACCCGCTCTTTTACACAACGGACAAGTATATGAATAGTAAAATTACGATTTATGAAATGTGAACATAAAAACTGCACAAGAGATGCAACGAGTAAGAACCAACAATACCACCCTGATAAATGGCTATGCACTTACCACGCTAACAAGGTTGTGAAAGAGGGTAGACGTAAAAGGAAGTACGGACATAAGTGATTTTATTATTTATATACCGTGTTGTAGCATCGTTTTAATGTGCTACAACGGCTTACTAAGGCGCGTTTCAATGCGCTTTAGTACAGGTTGTGTTAACAAGTTAAACCAAAACAAAGATGAAGTGGAATAAAATAGACATAAAACCAAAAGAAAATAGTTGGGTGTTAATACAATCTTCACTTAAACATGTACCAAAGTATGAAGTGTGCATATATAATAATGGAGAATGGTACATACCAGCCAATGATGATGTTTGTGAAGAAGCTGACATAGTTAAATGGAGTTACATTAATGATTAAACCAAAAAAAAGATGGCTAGGATAAAGATCGATGTAAAGACGCTTGAGCTTGTATGCGATTGCGCCAAAGACCTTCCAAGGCTTCCGAGAAAGAAGAAGAAACAGTGCAAGAAGGAAATATCAAGAAAGCTTAACGAACTATTCAAATGGTATATTGAACATGAAGAAAGAAAAAGAATGTCCTATCTGTCATAAAGTAGGATTCCATAAGATGAGCTGCCCAACGCAGAAGGTGACGGTATTCCTGTCGGATGAAAAACTAGAGCAAAAAGATATTTCCAAAATGGAAACAACTGAAAGTGGTATGTCGGAATTTCCGACACACCATGTGATCCCAACACTTGAAGGAGACGAAGCAGAAGAGTTTATCCGTAAGGCAGACGATAACGTAAGACTGATGAAACAGAGACGCTGTAAGAATCACGTATGGCGCAAGGACTACCTGAACGGTGGTAAGAAGTGTCAGGTGTGCGGAAAATCAAAAGAAGAATAGACATGGATATTACGATGTGTTCGGGCGAGAAATGCCCACTGAAACAGATATGCTACAGATACACTGCGAAGCCGAGTGAACTCCAATCATACTTTATGAAAGCTCCTGTGCTTGGAGGAACGTGTGAGTATTTTTGGAGAACAGAACCAAAGAAGTGTAAGTATGTAAAAAGGGAAGGTGAAAGCTGTACCCTGAATGATAACTGTACGTACCCTAACTGTAAAGAATGAAAGCAGTAGCAATAGACCCAAGCCTGAGTAATACGTGTCTTACGGCTTTTGATGTTTCTGGTGACAGGCTCATTGTCATTGACTCAGTGACCATAACCACCGAAAAGAACCCAAACAAGAAGATACGTGCATCATCAGACCTTATTGAGAGATGTGTGGATCTGTACAGGGGTTCAAAGCAGTTCATAGAGCGTTACGTTCCTGACATCATATTCGCAGAGACACCGAGTGGTAGTCAGAGTGCAAGTGGAATGAAGAACTACGGAGTGAGTTGCTTCCTTCTCGCCTCATTACCTGATAGATGTCTGGAGGTGACACCACAGGAGGTAAAGATGGCAAGTGTAGGAAAGAAGAACGCCAGTAAGAAGGAGATGATAGAATGGGCCTATGAAAAGCACCCTGAAGCACCCTGGCTCATCAGGAACGGTTTCCCCTTAATGAAACAGGAGCATATGGCTGATTCGATAGCAGTGATGTATGCAGGAATGAGAACAAAGGAGTTTGAATGGTTAACTAAAATCAAGTGATATGTATGTAAGTCAAGAAACAGCAACTGCACAGGAAATGAACATGGTCATATACGAATTTGATCATGGTAAAAAGAAAACGTTTGAAACTGACGATGAGAATCTAAAGAGGATTTACGAGAACACATTCTACGCCACTTGTGGGTATGATAGAAGTTGGGATAAGTTGATGCCCGTTGTTTTAAAACTGATAGGTATGAATAAGTTCTTTTTTGACAACGATAAATATATTGGATACAGGTGCGATATCAATCATGAACATGGGGTAGGGGAAGAGAATATTATAATACGATTTAATGTATACAGACCAGATCGTAAACAATACATTTATGGCGGGCTGAATTTTGATATGGATCCATTAAAGGCCGTTTATTACTCAGTATATGACTCAATAAAAAAGATGCAATGAAAAAGAAACAACGGATGCACTACTATGGCGTATTGGCCACGTACAATCCTTATGATGATACATGGTATGCATTTCACAGAGATGATGTCAGTACTTACTTTATTGACAGGAATGCTGTCACTTTAGGAAAAGGAAAGGATGCGCTTTCAGCTATGAACGACTACCTATACAAGAAGATCACTTCCGCCCTCTCTTAGGCTGACGTTTCTTTTGACCTTTACCCCTTGCTCTGCGATCGCCAGGCATGTCTTTTTTAGAGCCTCGGTTTACGGATCGGGGCTTTTTTACTACCCCATTCTTTGTGTGTGACATATCGTTGTTGTCACCTTTCCTCACAGTACCTTTCTTTACGGCCTTGCGTCTTGCCTTGTTACGGGCAGCACGTTTTTTCTTCTGTTCTTCTGAAGATTGAAACTTTTTATACTCAGATTTGTAATCTCGCTTTGCCATATAACAAAGATACGTTATATTTGAATAATGGAGAGCAACACAACGAGGAGGATACATGAGGACCTGAAAGCCTCAGATAAAAGCGGTTACGAAGAATACGGTGTAACAGTCGATAGAAAAGACTACACTCAGAAGGAGTGGTTGCAACATGCGTATGAGGAAGTTCTTGATACTGCAAAATATCTTAAAAGGGCTATTGATACGTCAGGAACGTTATCACCAGAGAAGGCGGCAGTGGATGTTCTGTTGCAGATAGATGCAAGCATCAATACAGAGATGGGTGAAGACACGTCTCCAGAGGAAAGAGCTGCGTTCAAAAAGGTATCATCACTCATACTCGAAAGATGTAAGTACATAGACCCTGACAGGTTTACTATTCCCAGCCCGCCTCCAGGAGTGTTAGCACCATTATGAGCCTGTCATAGTAAGGCATGTAAGCTCTGTTCCCAGAGTTTGCTTCCAATATCCTTACGTGAGAGTCTATCATCTTACCTACGTTGGTAATCATTGACTCATTGTTCAATCTAACCTGATTGTCCATGTTCATGAACGGCTGAAGTCTTTTCTTCAGTTCCTTGAAGTTCTTTGGTTTATCCATTGTACGTAAATATCATTTTATCCCTGAACCCTCTTCTTGTATTAACGAATTTAGGCAGCGAACATACGAGTTTGAAGTTACATCTTGTAAGTAATCTTATGATAGGTTCATTGTCACTTACAACCTCTGCAAAAACGTTCATCCATCCGTTCTCCATCAGAAAGTACTGCATGAGTTCCATTCCTGTTCCGAAACGTCTGTAATCTGGATGCACACACATTGATACCTCCATGTTGTGTATGTTACTGAACATGATTCCCTGAACTCCAATGATGACCCCTATTATATCTCCATCAACAATAGCGACATAGGTATCGCAGTTACTGTTCAGTACAACCTTCGATATGATACCGTCAGCATCTACAGCATCTATCATCATCATTCCTGACTCATCGGCACACAGCTTTACCAGTTGTTCTATGGCGTATCCCTCGGTGCTTTTTGCTTTTCTTATATCCATTTTAAAATATTTGCTTGCTAATTTATGAATAGTTTTTACATTGCGCCCATCATTTGAAAAAACAATTTTAAACCACTAACTTTAAAAACATGCAAAAAGAAGGCGCAGTACGTGAAGAGGAAAAAAGAGAGCTGAGAAAAAATGCCATGGAAGTGGCGAGTAAATACTCCCCAGACCTCAATGAATTACAGAGGGTGGTTATAGACAGGAGTACGACCATATACGTTAAAAAAGGTATCGATCCTGCCGAGGCAAGAAAAAAGTTCATAGAAAAGATGCAGACAAGACAGTACGACATCAGGTACAAGAACTACGATACATCGGAAATGATAGGTGATGAGTGATGAACTGAAAATGATTCTATTGAAAGAACTGATGTTCGGTAAGAATGTCTGGGACCATGAGAACAGGGAAGAGATAATGATCCTTCATGATTTCGGATATGTAAAGGTGTACGACCTTAACATGGAATTTGCCGCAACAACTGAACTGGGAATAAATGAACTTGAAAGATTGATCAAACTTTATTTTGTATTTCTGAATTGAATTGTTAGTTTTACATCGTTCAATTTTTGAGTGATAGTTTTCTGATTGGGCTTAGAAAACGTGAAGGCCTCCGCAAATGTGGGGGCTTTCTTTTTTCGTATATTTGAACATGGCTCAACTCAATGCAAACACCCCATATATTCAATGCTACGTAAGAAACAGTTGGATAGGTATGGGAGATGGTGTTACTGAGGGTTACATATTCGGTGTCAAGTCGATGCTGAACAGACCCATGCACTTTCATTTTCAATCAAGTTTCGGTGCTGTTTTCTGGATGCTTCCAATAGCCGCTTTCTGTCACGATGAGAACTTTGACAGGATATCTGAAAACGAAGAGGAAAGGTTGAAGATATTGCAGACATGGGACTGTCAGTCAAACAATATAGCGGTAACTACATTTGCTTTTCTTCAGAACAAGAGAGTGGATGTACATTGCAGGGATGGTAAGTGGAGGTCTGGAAAATATCTTTTCACGATAGATGACTATGAGGGTGACCTGAATGAACTCAATGTCGGTTACTCCAACGATCAGGACTCAAAGTGTTATCAGTTCATAGTTCTAGATGACGGTAACTTCTGCATACCACCGAACAATCTTTGCAGGTGGCATAATCCAGACTTCATAGTCCCTTACCCTCAAGACAACGTTCCTAAGATAAAAATATTCAACAAACAGCTTACGTCAGAGGACATAGACAGAAGCTATGGTAACTCTGCATATTTCTTTTACAATGATACCAAGAAAGAAGAAGATCTGTAAAGATTGCGAAAGAGAGGATTACATATGGAGTAAAGGAAGGTGTAAGCCATGCTCGATCAAGAACTCTAAAAAAGGAAGGTTAATAGGCTTCTCTAAATCAGCAAAGAAAAAAATAGACCTAGACACCAAGTTTTACGAGGAGATATGGTCTGAACGCCCTCATTACTGCGAGGAATGCGACAAGCATTTAGGTGAAACTTGGGCTAAATATATGTTCTCCCACATTTTGTCTAAGGGTTCGCAACCAAAACTTAGACACAATAAAGACAATATCAACATTTTATGCTTGGAGTGCCATCAGAAGTGGGAGTTTGGGGATAAAAAGTCTATGAAGATTTACCCTGCCAACGAGAGGATGATAGAGCTTCTGAAGCAAAGCCTTTTGTAATTCACTTATATTCAGTAACTTAGCGGTGTAAATACTTGTTAAGATGAATAAGAAGTCATGGAATGTGGTCTATTTCAATCGCCCAGAAGTACATAAGAACTATGTATGGAGCGATGGGAATCGTTATTTTGACGGGTTCTTAGGTGATGACAATTCAGTGTACAGAAAAACATCAGGAGTTCCTGTAAAGGAGCCTGAAGCTGTGTATTGGACAGAAAGGCCTAAGCCTGTATCAGACGATGACGAATAGATCGTCAGTCCAACATAAGGGTGTGTAATCCTCTTCAAACTCACCAAGAACAAACTCCTTGGTCAGCCAAAACCTTTCTCCTGTTGTAATGTCAATGTGGTCTACTTCAAATATGTGAAGACCTTTCTTTTCTTTATGTTCCTTGAGATAAAAAACCTCTCCTGGATTCATATCAAGGAAACTTTTTTGTAATATTGCTACCATGGACACAAATATAACACAAGCTTTCTTTGAAGCAATAGATTATTCTCACGTAAAGCACATTATCAGGTCAAATAAGAGTATAAAATCCTATTGGGGAGGCAAAACTCCGTCAATAGCCGACCTGAAGCGTGTAATAAAGAACATGTGGGAAAGAGTATCCAAGCACGAGTCAGCAGAGGACTGCGTGAATGGGATTGTAATGATAAAGAACGGAGACGATATCAGGATCGACTTCCTTTATCTTTCTTACTCTTTGAGGAACTCTGAACGATCTTCAGAAGATAACCAGGAAGAGACTCAGCAAGCTTCTGAGCCTGAGAAAGGATCTTCTTTGATTCTTCCGTAATATCGTACTTAATTACGATCTTCTTTTTCTTAGGGTCTATTTTTATTTCCATTAGGAGTTTATTATAATCATTATAAGAACGATAGCTAATGCTACGAATATTAAAGCCTCTATTATAGGAGGCTTTGCATTTGTGTTTGCTGTCATTTCAAGTTGTGTGTTTTACCGACTATTATTAAACTTGACTTATTTCTTCTTCTACCATTTAACCATTGCTTTAATCTGCTGTAGGTTAATCCTAATGCTTCAGCCGCATCACCTATACAGTCATAGTAAATACCAGTCTCTAAGCATAATACAGTCTTAGAGTTTGCGTTATTGCCACCCTTGGAATGATATGATATTTTCTTTAATGCCTCCTTTGTATGTTTGTGGTTTCTCCTATCCCTTTTGAATTCCTCGCTATGTTTCACACCATACATTCCGTTATTTTCCCCTTTATTTTTAATACTTATTTTTCTTTTTGATTCTTCACTCATTTTTTTGGGTGAATTACTTGAATTAACAAGGACGCAATTCAAACCATTGTCTCCAATAGCGTTGTAATATTCCTGATAATACCTTTCTTTATCGTTCAATTCAAATTCTTCACATTCACATAAAACATCAAATGAATGATTTTCATACCCATATTTTTGTATTGAGTTATAAAGTCTTAATTGCTTGCTAAAGTGATTGTATTTATAGTATTTGAATCTTTTTTCTATATCAGTACTTTGCCCAATATAGACCTTTCCGCTTGGGCTTGTTATTTTGTATATACCAATCATTGATTTTATTTAGAAGATTGATTCTTTCTCCAATCGTCTTTTAGTTTTTCTTCCCATACCTTATTTGATACAGTAAAATAGCTTCCACAAGCTTTAACTTTACATTGCAATTGATGCTTTAATATTCCAGCTTTCGTGTGTCTTGATTTTCTGTAAATTATATTATCAGAACCGCAAGACGGACAAGAGAAACGACCATGTCCAGTGGCTGCTCCAACATGAATATTGTGATTGACGTATGGCTGTAATTTGTGGAATACGTCCTCCAAAAGTCTAACGTCCTGTTTGCAATAGGTTACCATCTTGTCCATCGCCTCCGAGCAGTTATCAAGGCAGATAGCTTTCCAATCTCCGAAGCCCATAGGGTTTTTCCCTTCTCCAAATAATAGGTTTCCCAAATAGTCTAACCTATTTGAGTTGAATCTAAAATGCGTTCTTGCCTTCTTTAAAGTGTCGTAGCTGTTAAGCTTTGGCGGCATCTCAATGCCATGAATCAAGCATCTGGTGCGAATCCACTTCTCATCGAAGTTATCACCGTTGTGTGCCACTAACTCGTCTGCCATTAGTGCCACATCCATAAAACGTTTAAGAGCTGCTTTATCGCAACCCTCATCCCATTCAACGCTATGAACTTCATCCTGACCCTCCCACTTCCAGCAGATGCATATAACTGCTCTTTCCTTGATGATGTTGTCGTGTGGTATGTTAGCCTTATAACTTGATGACCAAAAGAACCCTATGTTCGGGCTGGTTTCAATATCATAGAATAGACGCTTGAAGCCATCTGGTGGCATCATAAATTTAAGTTCCTTCATATCTCTTTTAATTTTAATTCTGTAAATATATGACTTTTTAAAAAATCAAGGGGCGATACCCGAAAGTATCACCCCAAGAAAGGAGAAGGAAGGAACAGGGTCAAAGTTAATGATTATATTTGTAACAAACTAAACACTACATGACCAAGGGGAAGGGTCCAGAAATAATAGTAAGGGGAAATCCGAAACCGCCTAAGTTCGTTTGGGAAGGAAAACCGAAGATGACGAAAAAGGAGGAGTCTATTTGGTGGGGTAAAGAGCAAGAGAAATGGGTAGAAGGTCATGATGGATTAAAGGGGCTTCACTATTTCTACCTTACACAGATAAAGATAAAGCAACCAAGGGGTCAACTTATCAATCCGTGGTGGAGAGATGTTGATGAGTGGGTTATAGATGAATACTACGAAGCGACAAGGCTCGGACAGGATATCTGCATCTACAAGAGAAGGGGTATAGGTCTGTCCGCTCTTTTTGGGGCAGGAGTTTCGATGTGGAAGGCGATGATAAGCCCAGGTTCGACATCGCTCCTGACATCAAACAATAGAAGTAAGACAGAAAAACTCTTCAACGAAAAGGTAGCTGTAGCATACGATAAGCTTGATGAATGGATAAAGCCAGAGAAGAAGTCACAACGACTTACTGGCTACATGACCATTGACATCAAGGATCACGAGGGGATGACAACTGGTAATAACTCTAACATCCTTGCAAGACAGACAAGTGATTCAAGGAAGGATGCGTCAAACTTTGAGTCTGAACGTGCTGCCCATGCGTTCATCGATGAGTTGTTCCTGCATGATTATGCGTCAGAGGTACGTCAGTCCATACAGGCATGTTTGATGGATGACTTTGAAAAAATCGCTCCCGTAGTGTTCGGTGGAAGTGCTGGTATCGTATCAGAGGAGGGTATCAAAGAAGCTGAACTTATGTGGAAGGAGGCTGAGTCTTTAGGTGTCAGGACCGTTTTCATACCTGGAACAATGGGTATCAGTAAAGCCCCTGAGTATGATGAGAAGGGTAATCAGACGGGGAGGTTCTATGACTTCTGTCCGAACGGATGGTCTGATCAGGAGGGCGCAAGGGAATGGATAGAGAAACGAAGGGAATATCTTGATAAGAGTGATGACAAGCGTGATTACATAGGTTTTGTCAAGTCATACCCAATGGATATCAACGACATCTTTGAGATGAACAATGTCGGTATCATTCCTGAAGATATCCTACCTAAGATAAACGCACAGAAGAAGATAATCGTAGAGAATCCAAGACCTGTTAATACATATGATCTTGTTGAGCAAGGTGACAGGGTGATCGCTGTTGCAAATACTAAAGGAAACTACACTATACTTGAACACCCAGTTCAGGGAGAGCAGTACAGGGCTGGAACCGACCCTATTCCAATGGTTGATACGGACAGCATGGATACCAAAAAGGCGTTAAGCACTGGTAAACGTTCCGTTCACTCTACCATCATAAAGCGACCAAGCACACAGGAATACGTTGCCTACTACCAAAGAAGAACCAACGACCCCATTACCATATATCAGGAGACAATGCTCCTGCAACGTTATTACAACGACTGCAAGAACATGATCGAGCGTAACGAAGGGAGGGTGTTGATGGATCAGTACAGACAGTTCGGAACATGGTCATACATAGCAAATCAACCGATAATAACTGGAGCCAAGTCATTTGATAGGAAAGCCGCCAAAGGATTCCATAAGGACAAATGGAACAGAGATACCATATATAATTTCTTCTTTGAGTACCTGAGAAATCACGCAAGCAGGATATGGTTCCTTGATATTATCAATCAACTTCCAGACTTCCACGTTAGCAACACCGACCTTTTGGATGCGTTAGTTGCGTGTGAGCTGTATGATAGGGATGAATACAAGAAATCAGAGAAGAGAGTTTCAGTGAAATACAAGGAAGTAAGCTACACAACTACCGATGAATCAGGAAGAAGAGTAACAAAGTGGAAGAAAATTCCGATATTTGAAGGAGGTGACGTAATTGCACCTCCAACAGGAGTGGGTATATGGAACACAAGAACGCCAAAGGAAGAAATGTAAGGTGGGTGGGAAGAGACGGAAACAACAAGAATGGAACCTTCTTAGCTGTTGGCTATAAAGGTGATATAAATAACGGTTTGAACACTTACGCAATAGTAATCAGAAATATTGATGGCAAGGTCGTTGAACTTCCTTTTGCTGCTTTAAAATTCACAACGGATGATACTGGACAATAGTCACAGCCAAGAAATAGTCTACGATAGACCAGACAACTATTTCGATAAGAAGAAGATTGAAGAGAAGTACGGAACGATAGAGAATTGGTACGCTCAGAATGTCAGGTACATTGCCACTCACTACAACATAGCCGCAAACACGGACGAAGTTAAGCGAGAAGGTAAAAGAAGTACGAAGCGTTGGGCTGAGGAATCTCCAGTTGACCAGATCATCAACAACTACAGATACTTCATGGGTACGCAGGAGAACTTCAACTTCGCGTACCTTACTGAGGATGAAAAAGGTGGTGAGCTTCCTGCCCCATACATCAAAGGTGAGCAGATCTTTGAGCTTATCGAGTATATGCGTGGAGGAATCAGAAAGGTTCTTAATTCCACAAAGGTTACCATCGAAAGCCTTGAGCCATCCAAGATATCGAAGAAGATGCAGAAGGTTCAGATGATAAAACTGAAAAAAGACCTTGCTGAGTTCTTCAATCAGACACAGGAGAAGTACGGTATGGGATTCTTCCCTGAAGGTATTGGGAATAACATTGACCTTGATGAGGCCGTTGAAAAAGTAATGAAGTCCCCTATCGATGAGATGGAGGAGTACGGACTTGACCTTATCAATGATATTATCAACAGGAACAGACTGAAAGACCAAATGATGCGGGCGTTCACCGACTGTGCTGTTGGCCGTTATTGTGGTGTTTATGTTGATGAGATGCATGGAAGACCATACACAGAGGTTATTCCCCCATACAACCTTATACTTGATTTCAGTAACGACTCCGACTATAACGAAACCGCTGAGTTCGTTGGTTGGGTATCGTTCATGACACCAGAAGAGATCTATTACAGATACGACCTTACAGATGAAGAAAGAGAACTCGTTAAGGAGATGTCTATTACAACTCCAGGGATTGGTTTTGAACTCCTTAATCATTACAACGGATCAAGCGGTTCAGATATCGGTTTCAATTGGTGGGGCGGTCCTGATGGTAGAAATTATCGACAGGTTGCAGTAGTAACTGGATTTTGGATAACAGAGGTTCCAGAGAAATCAAAGATCAACAAAAAGAAAGGCGGCAAGGATATAACGCCAATTCACGGAAACGACTCAGAGCGATATTCCTACCTGAGAATAGATAGGGCTACACTTATAGGTAACGCCATTATTACAGATTACGGCAGAGACTATAATGTTGTCTACGACTCTATGAACCCAAGCAGACCAATGCTACCTGTACGGGCATTCATTCCTAACATGATGATGGGCATGAACCGTTCTGTTGTTGACAGGATGAAGAAACTACAGGATGACATTGACGCTTACGAGTACAAGATACGTCAGAACATAGGTAAAGACCTTGGTAACGTACTGTTTGTGAACGGAATGAAGGTAGGTGATGGTGATTCCGTGAGAGAGATTATCACGAACCTGAAGAAATATGCCATGCACGTTACTGACGGTTCAGACGGTGAAGACCCGAATGTGCTTGACGGTCAGAGACTTGTAGAGAAATTGGACATGTCGCTAGGTGGAAATGTATCAATCTACGTTTCACTTATACAGGAGAAAGAGCGAATGATGAAGGAGATCATCAATGCTTCAAAGGTATCCATGGGGCAGTTGACAAGCTATGTCGGATACGGCTCACAACAGCAGTCCATCAGTCAGAATCAGTTGGGTATGGCAACATACTACGATGGATTCATGACATACTACACATACCTACTTCAGTATATCCTTAACAAGGCAAAGATCATGTTGATGGACATGGACGGAGAAGAAGCTGCAGATATTATGCTTTCAGAGGATGCTGTCAAGTTTTTCAAGAATACCACGGAGTTCCAATTGGAGGACATGATGGTAAAGGTTGATATTGAGGATGTCATCGATGAGCAGTCACGACAACGGCTACTTACTATCGCTCAGGCAATGGCTCAGAACGCAGATAAGACAGGATTTGATTGGGATGACTATATCGAACTTGAAACTGCACGTACATACACTGAGTTGAAAGATAAGATGACCTTGAAGATCAAGAAACGTAAGATGCAGCAAGAGCAGCAACAACAGATGATGATGCTTCAACAACAGGCAGAACAAGAACGTCAACGTCAGTTCGCAATGCAGCAGCAGGAAATGGCAGAGGCTGGAAGAAATGCAAGAGAAGAAGCCAAACTCCGCCAAAAGACCATGCAGCCAGTTGCAGATAGAGAGGCAGAACTCGCCTATGAACAGGAGCGTCAGCAGATGCCTCCCGAAGGTGGCGGTGCATAGTGTTGTAAATCAATCAAATAATATATAACTTTGTAGAATGGAAGAATTAAAGGAAGAGGTTGTCCAGGATGAAAACAATGAACAACCGCAAGAAGAACAGGAACAGGGTTCTTTGAATTATGAAGTAGAGGTATCTCTTGAAGAGGACGAGGAGAAATCAATCGTCTCAAAACTCATGGAGGACAACCCAGGCAAGGATGAGGAAGAACTCTCCGAGCAGATCAATGAACTGAAGTCAAAGGTGCTTGAGGATAAAAAAGCTCAGGCGATTGATGACCTTAAAAGGATCGATGCTGTTAAAGAGCGTGAGGGTAATTCCGAACTGTCCGATGAAGAGGCATGGGAAATCGTTCTTCAGGAAGAGCAGGAGTCGCAGCAGGAGTCACAGCAGGAGTCGATATTGAAAGACCCTTTCAGCCTTGACAATGAGCCTGACAAAAAAGAAGAACCAACCGTTACGGAATCTCAAAAGCTTCAGGAAATGGAGCAGAAGGTTCAACAGGCGGAATCAGTTCTATCAGACCCTCTTATTGAAGGCTACTTGAAATACAAGGAATCTGGAAACGGAAACTTCCGAGAGTATTTGAAGTCTTTTGAGCTTGACAAGGATTACGACACCATGTCCGACAAGGATATTTACAAGCAAGGTGTTGCAAAGCTCGGTCTTACAGAGGAGGAACTTGAGTATGAACTTGACAGGTTCGATGACCTTTCTCCAGCACAGAAGAAGATGGAAGCGCGAAAGATGCGTGAAGAGTTGAAGCGTGAGCAGGAGGACAGGATCAAGAACGTTGCATTTGAGAATAATCAGCAGACAGCTGAGCAACAGAAGCGAATGCAAGAGATACAAAAGAAAAATCACGAAGAGTTCGTGGGACTTACACAGAGCATGACTGGTAAGGGTTATTATGGTTTAGATCTCACCGAAGACATGACCAAGGCCATTCATGATCACGTAATCTCAGGAAAAATAGGTTTCGTAAATCAAGACGGTACAGTGAACGTCAAGAAGATGTTTGACTTTGCTGCTTGGGACCTGTTCAAGAAGGATGTCCTTCAGAATAAGGTTCATCAAGGCAAGGTAAAAGGTCAGAAGGCGGAGTTCATCAAACGTGCAGCACCGAAAAGAACTGGTTTAAAAACCACAAAAGTAGGTGGCCGTGGAAATGACTACAACTCGTACCTGAAGGCAAGAGCAGAAACCAAATCAAAGATGGGTGTTAGTGGAGGGAACATAACACTTTAAACAAACTTAAAAGAAATCTAAAATGGCACAAAATAGCCCTTTAAACGTTGCAGACAACCTAACGGTTCGTGCGTTGTCTGACCGAAACGATTTCCGAAATGTATATGACCTTTCAGGAGGTTATAACAAGTTCGGGATGATCGTTAACATTTTGAACATGCCTTTCGGAGGCGGTAAGCAGTTCGATACTGACAAATATGAGAAAGCTGTAATGGGTCGTGGACACGTTATTGCTCAGGTTGCTGCCGCAGGTGGTAGTCAAGTTGGTAATACAATTGTTCTTCCATTGGCTCCGCAGGGTACTCCTCCTGCTCCAGTTGACAGCTTCCGAGTTGGTGACGTTGTAGTTGCTGCTGATCACAGTGTATCAGGTAAAGTAATTGCTGCTTCTCCAGGTTCTATCACTATTGAGCCTACTGAGTCCACTATTGCTGATATGCTTACTGCGTTCTCTGCTGCTGGAACTTACGTTAAGGTATTGGGAGACAGCTCTCCGAACTTCTACTCTGATGGAAAATCTCCATTGTATGAGTTCCCAGAGTTGATCTACAACTACTCTGCTGTTAAGCGTGACACTTACTTGGCTTCACGAAGAGAGAACATCAAGTCTCGTATCTACTACAAGGACAAGTTCTGGGGTGATGCTCAGTTGGACCTTATGGTACAGCGATTCCTTCGTCAGATGGAGAAGCAGATGTTGTTCTCAAACCAAGCTCAGTGGACATCTCAGGTAGGTGGTCTTTCTGACATGAACGGTGGTGTTCGTTGGTCTATCATCAACCGAGGTGGTGAGTACCTTCCACTAGCTTCTGCCTTGACTCAGGCTCAGTTCGACAACTTCCTTGCTAACGTATGGAGCCGTAAGGCAAGCCGAACTACTCCTATCACCTTGTTCATGGGTCGTGGAATGATGCAGCACATTCAGCGTAACTTCACTGATGGTTACATCGAGCAAGCTGGTACAATGAACACATTCGGTGGACAAGAGGTGAAAGGTGTTGATGTACGTATGTACGCTATCGCTGGTGTTGAAGTGGCAATGGTTGAACTTCCAGTTCTTAATGATACTGAGTTCTTCCCAGAGTTGACTTCAGTTGCTGGTCTTAGCAACCCATACCGTCAGCAGCACACGTTGTTCGCTCTTGACCTTGATCCTATCGAAGTTAAAGGCGGAGGTCTTGCTCCTGCTATCGAGAAAATCTACCGAGGACCTGCTGAGTTCTACGCTGGTTACATCAAAGGTATGGCTGATGCAGGTGTACCTACTGTTGACAACTTCGCAGACTACAGTGTTGATATCGTAAGTTCAGTTGACGCTCACCGAGTTGACGTTATGGCTGACAACGGAATCGACATGATCGGTAAGTTCAGTGGATTGATTGAATTGATAGCCTAATTACAAACTTTTAAAAAACATTCAAAATGTCTACACAAAATTTACCATACATTGTAATTGTAAATAACCCAAGTGGAACTCCAGCAGATACTGCTGAGGTTTCTGGGGCTGATGCAGTATTTAAAGACGGAACTGGCACTGAGGTTTACAGGTTCAAAACAAGCAAAGGAATTGATTCTGAACTAAAATTCGGATTGATTGAAAGTGCTAAAACTGGAACATTCACCGTTGCTTCTGTTTCTGCTGGTGATGAATTTTCATTCATTATCTCTCAAGATACAGATGAAGTTGGTGGAGATGGACTTATTCAGGTTGAAGCTTCATATGTTGCATCTGCTGGGGATACAGTTACTGACGTTGCTTCTGCTTTGAAAGATGTAATCAATGCTAATGTTCAGTTGAAAGTAACAGCAAGCAATGTAGCTGGTGTTCTTACATTGACTGCTGACACTGGATACCCATTGTACACTATAAGCATACCGTCAAACGCTCTTGGTTCTTTTACAGAAACAACTGGTACAGCGGTTTCTCCAACTGGTAACTCAACAACTGGAGAACTTACCACTCTTACATTTGCAGCTCCAGTTGCTGTTTCTCCAGGGGACACTATTAGCGCATCTGGATTTAGTTCAAATAACAATGATTTCGTTGTTCAAGATGTAGCTGGTAACGATGTTGTTATATTCGCTGATTCATCTGAAGCTCCTGGTGGTACTGCTGGTGATATCATTCTTTTAGCTCAAGACAAAAGATTTGATTCTGATGACTTGATTGCTGAGGGTGTTGAAGCTTCTTTCCAAAGAGACGCTAACGGAGTACCTATTCAGCTTGAGGCTAATGAAACATACCTTGAGGCTTCGTATTCATTTATGGCTCCAAAGGGATACGGTGGATTTAACAATCAAACAAGCGATCAAGAGCATTTGCTTAAAGTTTATGTTAAACAAACTGATGCTGACATTGATGATGCGGTCGATGGTTTGAAAAACGTTATCGCAGCTATCTAAGCATATCCGTACATTTTTAAGAGAGGTGGCAGTTTTGTCACCTCTTTTTTTTATCTTTATGTTGTTAATTAACTAATACTTTAAAATGGAAAGAGAAATTGCAGTGATTAAACCGAAGGGTGTAAATCACATTAAACAGGCTGTAACGCTTACTGCGACCTACAACTTGAAAGGGAGAAACATCTCCCTTAATCAGTACGGAGAAGTGAAGTCAGGAAACCTTACAAAGAACCGAGGTGATATCCGATTCGCTGGAGAACTTGCAACGGAAAGCAAGATATTCGGTGATTCTGTTGAGGAGGTTGAGGATCAGATCAACTTTTGGATGAACCACCCAATGGTGGAGGATGTGAACGGAGTAGGAAAGGATGGTGCAAGATTCACTATCGAGGTAATTGAAAAGACACGGGAAAAGAAGCGTGCAAAGACCGTGAATGTGAACAGAGTCCTTTCTACTGTTTACGGTATGACAGAAACAGAGCGAAGAAACGTAATGTACTTCTTCAGAAGCAACCCAGAGGACATGTCTGATGAGGATGTTACACTTGAGCTTGTTGACCTGGAGTCAGGAATATTAATGAAGCCTGAGAATCAGGAAAGATTCCTTGATACCTTCGGTTCATTGAACAACATGAAAGTTGCCAAGCGTGTTGACATGATCGTTTACGTGAACAAGGCGTTGTTCAGCGGAGACATCACTGAGAGTGAGGGTAAGTATTACTTCGGTGACATTCTGCTCGGTAAGGATGAGGATGACCTTGAGTTGTTCTTCAAAGATAACCCACAGGTTTACAAGAACCTTGTACATATCTTTGCTACGAAAGGCGATGTAACTGCTAAGATCGAGCATGATGGCGTTGAGGATGCTGATGTCTCTGAAGAGGAGAAGAGAGCGTTCTACGAGAAGCTTTACAAGAAGTACAAGATGAGAGGTAAATTCCCAAGTGATCTTGACAGGGCCATTGAGCGTATCCATGAGTATGAAGAGGAGAACGGAATCGAACTGAGCAAATAACAGCTCTTCGGATAGTATCCGTTGATAGACCCTGACCCCGTAAGGTCGGGGTTTCTTTTTATGTGTCCGTAACAATGCGTATCTTTGTTGTATGGTCACAGGATTAGATCTTTCAAAGCTGTTCGATGACAAGATAGACAACAGCTACTCTGATTATGTAAGCGTTCCTAAGAAACAGAGGGCGTTTGACAATGCGTTCCTACGTATCATAGAGAACAAGTACAGGGGTCTTGATACACAGAAAGAGTTCGATGAACTGTCTGAACTTTTGGTTATTGACAGGAACGTTACCGTTAATAATAATCGATTCAGAACAAAACCAGTTCCATTGGCATCTGTTTCTGGAACGACATTTACTTTTTCAGCAGAGCATAATCTTGTTACTGGTAACACGTTTACTGTTCAGGATACAGGAACAGCGAATGACGGAGTTACATTTACTGTTGCATCTGTTACAAGTAACGCTGTACTTGAAACAACAGTGGCTGGTGTTGCTGTAACATCAAACACTGGTAGCGTTGTTTCCACAGAAATAATGGTTGAGGATTACCTACATCTTCTTGCTATGAAGATAGACATGTACTCAACATACGAAAAGGATCAGGTTACTGCTTACAAAGCTTACTCAGGAACACCTGGGATACTTGAGTTCTTCAGACCTACAAATATTAGAACTGGTGACAAGATATATGGAGCCGCTAGTCTTTTAGGTTCTGGTGGCGCATACTTCAAGCAAATATCAGAGTTCAAGTACGAGGTGTATACTGATGAGAAGCTGACGAACGGAGTGCTTTTCAATGTTCCTGCCGTATTACCTGTGGTCAAACTTACAAAGGTGTACTCAGATTGGGGTAAATACCTTCCAAGTGATAGACGTATCTCTGAATCTGGTGAGCCAAAACTTACAGAGCCAAGATACAATCAGCACAAGAACTTCTTCCTGTTGCATCCACAGGACATGAATACATTATCTGTAAGTGTTGATTATATCAGAGAGCCTGACGTAAAAGTAGTAGTAGACAATAACACGGAAGACCTTACATTATTCTACAGTGAAACACTATTGAACAGGCTTACTGATGAGGCTGTGAAGATGTTCTACCAAGAGGTACGTGATCCCAATCAGTATCAGGTAGCAGACAGAGAAATGTTGGATAACCCATAATGAGTATATCAGGAGACATATTAATAGAGTGGGAGGTGGACCTGACGTATGAAGAATTGTATGAAGAACTAATATACGAGTACATTGAAAACACTTGAGTGCATAGAGTTGATACAGCTGGCAGACGAGGGCGGTATATTCACTGACGAGTCAAGATTCGACAGGGGTACGATGCTTACCGTACTGAATGCTGCAAGAGCGTTTGCCATTACGGAAATGTACAGTAAGAACACAAGGGTCCATCCTAACTTCATTCAGCGTATATACCCAGAGTACAAGGAGGCACTGCAGCAGGATGACTGCTACAACCTGTTTGAGATACCAAGAACGGTTGCCATCAACGACAAGATGGATGGTCTTATGTATGTTGGTAGTATCAAGGGTAATGAAGCATATTGGAAAGTTCGCACACGTATGCAGTTGAACTCAAGAAGAAATCAGAGGGTTCATAAACTTGCCATGAACAAGCACGTACACTACCTGTATGATGCGACAAGGGGCTACCTTGAGATATATGATGACAAGGTAAAGTATCCGTTGGTAGAAGGGATATTTGAGGATCCTACAAGTGTACCACAGTTCAGTGTTGAGCATGATGAGTATCCTATAACAAGCGATGTGATGAAGCGTATAGAGGACCTTGTAAGAAGAGGAACGATATTGGATTCTGTCAGGATTCCTGTCAACAAAATATCCAACTCTCAGGAAGATTCAAACGTACAACGTGACATTCAAACGAAATGATAGAGGTAGGTAAATACAGCATTGTAAGTTTACAGGAGGCGGTAGAATCTGCAAAGGAGATGTTACGCATACAGGATACAACTGAGTTCGATGGATTCCTGCTTAGAAAGGCAGACGAGGCAATGCGCCATATCGGTGATGACACCACCTACGCAAAACGTGCATGTACACTTGATATCGTTGATGGCAGAGCAAAGCTTCCTATGGGGTTCATAAGACTGCTCGGTGCAAGAATGTCCGACTCCAACGGCAACTGCTTTGAGCAGCCGTACCTTGACCTGCCTTACCTTACAGACTGTGGGTGTGAGAATATTGCGAACATCAACAACGGATTCAATAACCCATTCCAAATTCAAGAGGGATATATCGTCTTCCACGCGCCTTCAGACCTTGAAACGGACACCATCCGTATCGCATACATCTCAAGGAGCGTGGACGATGACGGGTTGATGCTGATGTCTGAGAGGCACGAGAGAGCGATAGAGGCTTATTTGTGCTATCAGTTCACACTGAGTTTCTTTGAAAACTATCCTGTCAACATAAGACAAGAGTTCAAGAACACCTGGAAGAATCAGAAGCAGCACCTTAAAGGCATGAGCCAAAGAGAAAGATTTGAAGAGAACAAACGTGAGATAGCCGCCATCCTGAATGCGTGGATAACCTCGGACAGAAACGATAGATAATGGCTGATCAACCAGTAAGATTCAACCCTGTCGGAAACATGGACAAGGACAGTGATCCTCGCTATGTCCGTCAGGGAAACTATATTGATGCAAAGAACATTCAGAAGCTCACTGAAAAGGGCGGTACTGGTGGTGCTGTTATTCCTGTAAAAGGAAATGAGTATGCGTTTGAACTTGGCAGTGTTCAGGTTCAGAACAAGAAGTACAGGATATACCCTGGTGAATCAGATAGCTTTTCAGTAGAGTCATACAATACTGTTCCAAAAGAGACTGATCAGGAATTTCCAGAGTTAAGTAATTTCCTTACATACATTAGGTTGACGATTACTTCTGAACCAACGTTTAATGTTGGTGACTACATAACTATAAGCGGTGCAGTTCCAAATGAATTAAACGGGTCGTGGAGGGTATTATCCATATCAAACAATGATGTTGTACTGGAAATATCTCAAAATACAATACCTTCAATTGTACCCACAAGTGGTCCTGCGTCAAATATAGGTAATCCAGTTATAGATTCTGGTGTTTATGAGATAACGTTCCTGACAATGAATCAGGATTATGTTATTCAAACAATACCCACATCTGGAGATTTACAGTCTATACTTTCAAATCTTCAGTCTTCTCCATATTCGGCTCAATTCACATTTACTTTGACCTCAGATTATATTGAGGTTGAACTTAATTCTTACGACTACTATGATTACTATATAAAGTCAACGGGTCCAAGTAGACTTGAGATATTAGCTATACAAGAGGCAATACCAGTAAATCTTGTTGGTGGTCTTATAGCAAACGGAAGTTACGATCTTCTTGGTGATCTTTTCATTACATCAACAACACTTGCTGATGCTAATATAGAATTGAATTTTGATGTGCTATCAATTACAAACCAAAATGACGTTACCATACTTTTCAATCAGGAGCATGGCTTCAGTGTTGGTGAATGGATAGGAATAACAGGTTGTAGTGAAAGTTGGTTGAACGGAACCTTTCTTGTGTCAGGAACACCATCTCCAAACAGTGTAAGGATAGTAACAAGCAACTACTGGGGCGCGGGTAACACACTACCAGCTCAGAACACGCTTTCAGACATAACAATCATCAAAGACCCAAGGTCTATAGGTGAAATAGGTGTGGCTCAATATGACCACCATTCTGACACATGGAGTTACACTAGGCTTTTGAGAGCTTTGAAATTGAACTTTGTGTTGAAACACGCAAACGATATTACAGGGCGTGATGACATACGAAGAAGAACTCTGTACTATACTGATGACTACAACAACAGAAGGGCATTCTACTATTACGGTGAGTACATTGAAGACGGTGCTTTAACGCATATCATTTCTGACAATTACTACACATACGATAATATTGACCAACAGTCAGAGGTGTCTTCTCCATCGATAGAAGCGAAAGTAAGCCTTGCTGAACAATTGCAGGGTGGTTCTTTGAAAGCTGGTAACAAAAGGTATTTCTGTTACTTGGTTGATTACTTTGGTAACAAAAGTGCATACTCTCAAATAAGCAATATTGTAAGTGCTTACAGAGGTGTTCCCAGTGGACAGATATATGGCAATGATGAAGGGCAAGACACGTACAAAAAGAACAGGATAAGGATTGAAGACATTGATCAAAATAAGTACGAATACATTGCTCTTGGGTACATAGACTACACTGGAGATGTTATAAGTGCATATGTTTTATCAGAAAGAGAGATAACTGGTAGAACAATGATCATAGAGCATAACGGATCTGAGCAATCTTTTGTTGTAGACTTAGCGACAATAACTGTAAGCAACCTTAATATACCAAAGAAGGCACTGAATGTTGACATCATTGATAATAGGCTTGTGTTCTCTAATTTACAGGAGCCTAAGAAAATAGACCTTAGACCATGGGCTAAGACGTTCAAGCACAGAGTAAAAAAGAAGTATGTAACAGAGTCAAGCAAATATCAATTAGGCGAATATCAAGATGTTCAGGTAATACACGATAATCTTGGTTATATGCTGAATGAAACATACCGATTTGGTGTGCAGGTTTACTTTAAGGATTCAGGAACGTGGTCAGAAGCTGCATGGGTTGATGACATTAAGATAGACTTTAAACAAATAAACGAATCCAATCCAGAGAACGATAATAGAAGAGGGCAAAATGGTAATGAAATAATTACCAATTATGACCTGAATGAAACTATACAAGGAGACGAGTATGTGAGACTACCGTTTGGCGGTGTTGTGGATCCGTCAAATAACTCTAATTTAGAGTTAAAAACAAAAAAGTTCACTAGAGTAATAGTTCCTTATGTTGAGTTTTTTGACTTTGACCTTAATTTTGAAGTTGAAGGTGTTCCTATAAGAAACCTTATCAGCAAGATAAAGATTGTACGAGCAGAATGCATTCCAGAAGTTATTGCTACTGGTCCAATTGTACTTTCTGTTGGATTTGGAAACCCTGGTCAATCAGCGGGAACATCTGGAAACTCAAGGTATCATTTAGATAATTACATAACGTTATCAGATAATCAGTCTGAATCAATTACAGAGTCAACATCTTTAGGCCAAGATGCAAATAATAAGGTAGAATTAGATAACCCAACATTTCCTTTATCTTATGATGGTTATGAAGGAGATATATATCATTATGTTGGGCCTAAAATATATCTTACAGAAAATGACAATGATCCTATATTCGATTGGATATCTTTTGAAGGAACATTTCATGAATACCCATTTGCTTATGGCTTTCCATCTCAAGGAGGAGCCAAGCCGTTTTTCTATAAAGCATCAAGTTTAAATCTTGATTCGGGTAATTATTTTGCTTGGGGTTTCTTTTTAGATAAAGAGAGCGAGTTTGCTCAAAGAAATAAAATAGGTAACCAGAACAACATATCCGTTCCTGGCAACGGAATATCTAATGTATGGAGAAGAGCTTACTACTCAGATTCTGTTGGTGTTGGAAACGCAACTGGAGGGTTCTACTATGATATATTTACCCCTGGATCGGGTCCGCTATCAAACAATGGATATGATGCATACAATAACCCGTACATAGGTGGTGGGTATCCTACACTTCAGAGTTATTTCCCAAGATTTTCAAGTTTAAATCCATCAAACAGAATAATAAGTCAAAGATTATGCCCAATATATCATTACGGTGAGGATCCATACAAAAAATTGTATGAAGGAACTGGTGCGCCAGAAGGTTTTAGCGGAAAACACGGGCAGCCTTTTGGTCTTTATGTTAGACTTGGCAATGAACACTCAACGGCACAAGTTAACCTTCCAGAAGACGAGTTCACTAGAGTTAAGACACCGTTCTATCCATTTTGGGTAAATAGAAGAATTGTTACATTTTATTCTCCAGACATATTATTTGACAATCAAGCAATACCAACATCTGGTAAACTGAATGTGTTTGGAGAATATAGAATGGATGCTGATAGATTTAACGATTTTGCAAACGGTATTTTTCAGACGGTCAATCAATTGTCTGGTTATTCAGAGTATACTGTAGAGGGAATGCAGACAACGTTTGATCAATATGATATTGATGAGGTATTTGACGTTGGGGATGGTGCTTCTCAAGAGATATATGATGGAGCAACATTTAGAAAGGGTTATTCTGCACAAGCTAAGAATTGGAACGGAACAACTGCAATTCAAGCAATTAAAGAAAAGACATATGAGAAATACAATAATCTTTGGATAAACCCAAGATCACTTGTATTTAAGGTTGACGGAAACCCAGACCCATCATTGAGAGATGGTCTTACTGGTATTGAGGCTCCTAATAAAAACACGGATTACGGTGTTTACTACGTGCAGATGTTCTCAGAAAACAAAGGTAAGTATGGGGCAACTGGAGACTCTTCATATATAGACACTGGATTCTCTGTTGATATTGATGATCTTGCTGATACTAATGGTAGGGTTGATAGGAATCAGATAAACGTGTTCGGTGGTGACACATTCACGCAGTCAACGTACCTAGCTGCAAGAAAAATAAATCCGACATTGGCTCCAGATGATGGGGATTGGGGTGAATCAACTGAAGGAAGAATAGATGCTAACGGACCTGGATGGGGTGGCGGTATGAAGTTCTACTCTCAGAATAGGGTTAACTCGCAGTTACGAACAGATGATTCTGATTCGTATTTATATCCAAAAGACACGCAAGATCAGGGAGATTGGCTTGAAGATTTTGTTTTTGGTCATGGCAGTAACTTCCGATATAACTCTGGATATACACCACAAAGTGGAGTATTATCGTACAACTCAATAAACGACAGACTGCTCAAGCAACAGGTAGACCTACCATCGCGCATAGACTACAGTGAGAAGTACGAGCAGAACACACTTGATGACAAGAACCAATCGTTCCTACCTCTTAACTTCAAAGACATAGACCAAGCATTCGGAGAGATAATCTCGCACAAGAATGTAAACGGTGAACTGTTCACACTTCAACCAAGAAAATTCCAAGCTCAGTTCTTTAATGCGTCAGGAACATTGCAAACCGAATCAACCGAAGGGCTTAACGTGGTTATCGGTGACGGGGCTGTTCTTTCAAGGGATGGTCGAACACTATCATCATACGGTACAGAGCATAAGTGGTCTGTGATCAAAGGTAAAAGCCCAGGTGGTAAGGATGTCCTTTACTGGTACAACCAAGAGTCAAAACTGATTATGCGTTTCGGTGCAGATGGAACCGTTGTTCTTTCTGATGTGCATGGTCTACGTTCATTCCTTGAACTTGATGCAAGATGGACGCAAGGTAAGGACACTCCATATGTTGGAGATGGTGTACGTGCAGTTTGGGATGACGAGTACAAAGAGGCTATTTGGACATGGAGGGGTGTCAGGAACGTTAACACATGGCGCGGTCAAGGTCTTGTCAGGGGTCCTGTCGGAACTCCAACTGGAACACCTGCTGTTGTGGAATACCTTGTAGGTCAAGTAGTTAGCAATCCAAACGCACCTACAGATGGGTCTAATGGTGTTGCTGAAACATTCGATAATATTCCAAGATTGTTCAGATGTACGGTGACACACACGAACATTGGCAATTACGAGCCTGGCGTAGGAGCATTATGGCAAGATGTATGGGAACAGATACCATACGATGATGAGAACTACTACACATGGTTCACGCTTGCATTCAATGAGATGACCAACGGTTTTTCTTCCTTCTACTCACACAGACCGAAGATATACTTCCCATGGAGGAATAAGTTCCTGTCGGCACACCCAACAGATGAAAGTAAAATCTACGAACACAGAAAGGGTGAGTACACTACTTGGTACAATACAGAAGCAGGAGAACTGTCTGAGGACGCATACATTGAGGGTGTTGTGAACTACATGCCAGAGTCAAGTAAGAAGTTCGTAGCAACTCAGGTTATCAGTGACAATGAGCCTGACAGAATGGAATTTGAAACCAAGCGTCACAAGAGTTATCTTGAAAAGGGTGAGTTCGATGATCACGATGACCATTGGAGAAGCCCTATCAAGAATGATACTACAGGTGGCAACACTCCTGACGCAGACACGGAATCTCTTACAGGTGATTACATTAAGGTCAAGTTCTTCATAACCAAAAAGCTTTACAACAGACTTTACAACTTTGTAATTAAAGTAAGGGAAAGGTTGAGGGTCTATAGAAAATGATTACTTTTGCTTAAGCCCGTCCTGGGTTAGTTCGTTGCCGAACTTTGAGCCGTTGCAGAAATGTAGCGGCTTTTTTTGTATATTTGTATCGCAACTCAAATAGAGTTTGTCGGTTTTAAAAGAGTTTACCGAAAGTTCTAAGGCAACGAACAATAATTAACCAAAGTTCTTTTTAGTGTTGAAAGCCCTGCATCGAGCAATGTCGTCCTACTGACAACTCGGCAATAAAACATCTCGTTGTATCAACGGATACCTGTGGGGTTAGATATTGTAAGCTACACTAGGGGTGGCATGGCGAGAACGGATACAATGATTGAGAGGCGGTTCTTGACGATGGCAATACGGTAGACGCTAGCCAGCAGATGTCGGATAATACCTCCGATGTTTGAATAGAGTAGGTGTATCGTATAGTGATGTACTTTGTTTTTCGTATCTTTGAAGTATGTGTAATCTTAAAAATGTATTGTTTTGAGTTGGATTGGAGCCGTGGTACAAGGTGTAAGTGGTGCTATTCAAATGGGCGTGTCAATGGATCAGCTATCAAAGCTACCATCAGCAAAGACCTTCTCACCAGCTACAGACCTTGAGACAGCCACATCGATGGCACGTAGAGCAGCCCAACAGGGTATGACTCCACAGGAACGTGCTGCCGCAGAACAAGCGATAGGTACTGCACAGAGCAGAACACAGAGAGCAATGGAGCAGCGTGGTCTTGGGAACCTTGCCGCTGCCGTATCACAGATCAGGACCACTGAAGCCATTAATCAGTTAGAGGCTCAGAATCAAGCTATTAAACGTCAGAGTCTTGGTCAGTATGCAAGCTTGGCTGGTCAAATGCAAGCTATTGAAAATCAGAATGTTCAGTCTTTCAATCAAATGCTGTACGCACAGCAACAGGCTTTAGGTCAGGCTGCACAGGCAGGATTCAGAAACCTTGCTGGAACAGGAGCTACTATCGCAGAGGCTATTGAGGGGAAGGAAGCTATTGATGATGAGACAATAAAAGACCCTGTAACAACTGGTCAAATGGGAGTTACTGATACAATGCCTACAAATTATAGTTCTGGTCTTGAAATGACAGAAACTCCAACAGAAGGGTTATCAACAACTGGTTTGTCAATGGATACTCTTGGAACAGTTGATTCAGTTTATGCGGCTGGTGCTGGTTCATCCCCATTCATGGCTCAAGAACAAATACCAGTTCAGAACTTGTTCCCATCAGAAATATCTACAACAAATATGTATGGGGATTTATCTACATCAAATTTAATGTACGATAATTTTTATGATGACAGTATAGGTGCTGGTCTTACAACGGCTCCAACTAATCAATAAAACATGGCAAACGGACCATTCGGAAATCCTTTAAGCACGGGTATCGCTCTCTCTTTCGAGGTAGATATGACCCCCTACAGGGAGATGCACAAGAGAAAGCTTCTTGCTGCCAAAGAGAAAGAGGAGGATCAAAAAAAGAAGCAGCAGCAGTATGCTGACATACTAAAGAATATCACCCCTCCTGACGCATCAAAGATACACAAGAAGTATATGCCAGAGATTCAAAATCAATACGCTGAACTGATAGACTCTGCAATGGGTTACATAAACAACAATGATATGGCAAGTCTTCATAAGCATATGTTTGAATTTGATTCAAATGCTAAAAAGGCTGTACAAGCAACTGAGAATTACAAGAACTATGTAGACTCAGATGCCAATAAGACGTTCAAAAGCATTGAGGCTATCAGGACCATGGAGGATGATAATACTCCTTTATCTCAAATAGCTAAAGACTATCAGAATGATGTTGAGTATGGGGATGGGTATCTTTTTTGGTCTACCATAGAAAGACCTGATATATTGGGTAACGCCAATAAAGTTCTCCAAGGCACTGAGAAGATGTTTATGACTGATGATTCTGGCAATTACATAAGAACTGGTAAAGTAGGTCCAAGAGGAAAGGAATTATATAGAAAATCAATTAAAGACCCTGATAAATTCTTTGAAAATCAAGCCACTTTATTAAAGAACAGTGCTGGAGGTAATAGACTTATTATGGAGTATGGGGGTATAAACGCATCTCAACTTGACGAAAGACAACCAGACGGAAGACAATTGAGGGATGTACTTGCGGATAGATTAGTAAGAGAAACACTTAGCCCTAAAGTTTATGGGGAGGCTGGATTGGATCCAAATGTTCCAAGAGCAGATAAAAAAGACTACACAAGACCAGGTGTAATGGGTAAGGTTCAAATAGCGGAGGCAACTCCAACCCCAATATCAAAAGAAGCTTTTAATTTTGAATCATACAAAAAGGGAGCAGTTCCTTTTATTGAGACTGAAATAGCTAAAATAATAGAGCAAAACCCTGGTAATGACGCTGCTATTGCGGCAGCTATAGAAAAAAAGACAGGACCAACTGGGGAGGTTAAAGATGCGAATGATTTCTTTGGACCTAATATAATATCTGTACGAGGAACAGAGGTGAATATAGATAAGCCAACAGAAGCAGCTAAACAAATTGCTGATGCGTTATCTCAAATAGATGAGAATGATTTCAAATCCATATCGGGTAATTTTGGATATTCAGAACCCACACCAACAGAAGTGGTAAAGGATTTTGAAAAGACAGCAACTATAAATGTTTTCGGAAGAGATATAAGGAAGACATTCAAAATACCAAAGGGAGAAGTATATATTGTAGGTTCAAAGGGGTCTAAGAAAGTAAAGATATTGAACGCAGTTGATGTACCTAACTCTACTTTTAGAACTGTAAATAGAGATAAACAAAACGACATTTGGCACGGTATTGATTTTCCAGTTGAGGAAGAAAGTGCAATTAAGCAAGTCTTAAATGAAGCATTAGGTAAAGATGTCCTTGATGATTTTGTAAAAAGCAACGGTCTTCCAAAAACTTTCATTGTTCCTGAAGTAGACGAAAACATACAGACACTTCAGACACTTGATAAAGAATTGACTCCAGAGTTCCTTGATGCAGAACTTAAAAAAATAGGGGTGTATGGGTCAGGAACGCAGTCATCCGAATCAAGCGAAGTATCAAATCCATTTGAATAAGAATGAACGATAAAGGAAAGCAGTTTTACGACTACTTAGTATCTAAAGATATAAAAGTACCAGCTACTTATGAGGAGTTTCAATCTTCAATGCAAGATTCAGCAATAGCCTCTCAATTCCATTCTTTCGTTAAGTCTAAGGGAATTACCGTACCAGAATCAGTGGATGAATTTTCTTCTGTATTCAGTATTCAGGAAGCACAAGAATCTGTTCCTGACGTAAAAAAAAAAGAACAGACCGAACCGACTCAGGCAGTCCAAACTCAACAAGCAGCACCGACTCAGGTAGCTCCTTTACCTGGTCTTGGAGGTGTTTCGGAAGAACCTACACCATCTCCTTCAGTTGGTCAGGGCGTACTTAGGGATGTAGACCGAAATCAGCCGAGAGGCGAGGCATTCATTTCACAGGCATCAGACCTTACAAGAACAGATGTAAGAGAACCACAGGTAGATGGCGAAGAGTTACCTACAGGACCTACAGGGCCTACAGGGGCTACTGGTGCTGACGGTCAGGGAGATATTGTTCCTGACATAGATTACGAAACAATGGGTATTGGTGAAACGCCTACAGGCGCACCGATTTCAATGGATGACCCATACATAAGAAAGCAGGATGAGTTAAGAAGGCAAGCTCGTGATAATAATTATCAGTTCGGAATTGATGAACCTGATGAGTTTTTACCTAATTATACTGCTGTCGGTATTCCTGAAAACGTAAAAGAATCTGACGTAAAAGATTATCTAAGTAATCAAATAGGCGAGGTTCAAAGAAGGGTAAATCAAGTAATGTCCAATCCTGAAGCATACGGATTTCCACAAAGGATTCTGTCAGCAACAGAAGAAGATATTCAAGAATTAACCAATCAAATATACAAACAAGCCTCACCAGCTTCAACATATAATAGAGGTAGGGGAGGTTTAGTTCCGCTTCCAATTGAATCTCAAGGAGAGAACTTTATAAATCTCGATGAATCATATTTTAGAAACGTAGTTAAAAACGCTGTAAACAATTACAAATCAAGATACGAGGTAGAGAAAAACGAAAGGATTCTAACAGAAATAACCAGTGATTACATAAAAGCTGGGTACGAAAAAGAAAAGATACGTGGGGTTATTTTCGGTGAACTTTCAAATCAAGAAAAGTTTGACCAAGAAGAGAAAAAACTGTACGACATAAATAATCAGTTAAGGACATTGAGGGGTCAGCTTTCATCATTGACACCAGACTCTCCTAAATACTCAGAAGTACAACAAAAATACAATGGTCTTATTCTCAGTGCAGATGATGCAAGGAAAAAGCTTGGAGATGATAGAGAGGCACTATATGACACAAGAACAGGAGAGCGTGTTGATAAAATAGACAGCCCTAACACATCTGACCTTACGCTTCAGATTCAGGATGAAATGGATCAGTTGACGTTTGAGGAAGATATACAAGATGTATATATAAAGGCTGGTCTTGCTGATAATGAACATAGATCATATGGGCAGAAGGCAAAGTTTGATATTGAAATTCCTTTAACAAGAACTGGTAAAACAGATATGTTAATGCATGGTCAAGCCATTGACGGTTTGAAAATGTTAGGATATCAATCGTCTCCAGTTTTGGATGAAGATGGAAATCAAACAAATAGGATATCATTCAAGGATGTATCTCTTTCTGACATATCAAACAGTTATGTAAGGCAAGCCGTAAGAAAGACCAATGAAAAACTTGCAGAAGATGCTGAGAGATGGCACGACAGGAATGTTGATTTTATGGTTAAAAGAATAGCGGCAAGAAACATGTCGTTACTTAACATTGACCCTGGAAAGATAAAAAAGGAGCAGTTTTCTGCGCTTGGCATTGATTTCTACCCAACAAGAATGCTTGAGGTCATAGGCGAGGAGGTTTTGCCAAAAGGAATGACTGAGGAAATTGGTATTTCTGACGTTAAACTTGTTGATAATGCAATACCCCAATTAGAGGCTCACGGCATAGAATTAACTGAATCTCAAAAAGAAAACGCAAAAAGAGGTATAGACTTAGAGGTTCAGGAAGGGGTTGCCTCTTTCGTTCCAGTTATCGGTGAACTTGCTTTTTTGAATAAAGGGGCAGGAGCATTAAAAACCGTAACAGGTCTTGGTAAAATAGTGGAGACACTGAGAACTGGTAGTAAACTTGAAAGAGGTACTGCAATAGCAATAGAGGCTCTGATTGAAGAGGGGCAAATGCAAATCGCTGATATGAATACTGGAGCAGGTGCTTCGTTCAGCATTATGGGAAATAGACTTAGGAAATATGGTCTTGATAAATTTCCACTGAGGTTTAAGGGTGAACTTGCAAGGTTAAACAAGCTTGGTGATAATGTTTGGAGTAACTCTATGACAGGTGTTGTCACTATGGAATTTGCATCCAATGTAGAAGCCGCGATAGAGGATTTTATGGGCGGAGAGACAATGCAAAACCACATTGAGCAGAACTATTCAGACCTGTCCGAAGTTGGTAAAAGAGGATTAGTTAATGCTCTTGTTTTCAATGTTATTGGGGCGAGGGGTCTGATTGGTAAGGGGCAGGGAGGATTTAGGATAAGGAAAATGGAGGAGGCTCGTGACGAGATGCGTTCAAAGGGCTATACTCAAGAAGCTGATAGGCTTGATTCATACATAAAAGAATACTACGCTGGTAAAAAAACATCTTGGGAAGTACAACTTACACCTGAAGAAAAATCGGCAATAAGAAACAGGATGGCTCGTGCTGGAGAAACAGGCGATGTTGAGATTCAAGAATGGTTCAGTAAAAATCCAGAAGAAGGTAAGAAGGTATTAAAGAAGGGCGTTGTATCTGTTGGTACTTTTGACAAGATAAAATCTCTATTTGGAATAAGACCAGAAATAATACGTGATTTATCAGAATCAAAAGTAGAAAAGGTCGGAGAGAATTACGAGGTGAAGCTATTGACTGACGGTAAAGAAGTTGCTTCTTATAAAACCGAAAGCAAAGAAGAAGCTGAAACTGTAAGTAATGAAATAAATACAGGCTTAAAAGAGAAAGAGTCTGTAGGAGAAACAGTTCCTACCGTAACCGAGCCTACAGGTGACATCGTTCCTGCCAAACAAAAAGGAAGACTCACTAAGTTCAGCACTCCTAAAGACGGTATTGTAGGAGAAGTAACCTATGAAGACGGAACAAAGAAAGAACTTACACAGGAAGAGTATGATGCACTTGAAAAACAAGAAGGGCTGTTTGATGTAGAGACAGGAACGCAACCAGTTGCTGAAGCTGTTCCAGTGGAGGTTGAATCTTTAGAGACGGGTGGTGTTAAATATTACAGAACTGATGAAAACGGAAATGAAATTGGTTCTACAGAGGTAACACCTGTTGGAAATAAAATACAGATAGATAATGTATTTGTAAAAGAAGGTGAAAAAAGGAAAGGTGTTGCAACAAGCATTATTGACAAGGTAATATCTGATTATAGTGGGAAAACATATGATTACATTGACGAGAATGGAAACACTTTTTCAGAGCCTTATCAGATAGAAGTAGGTACAATTGTATCTGAAGAGGGAGAGGCTTTCATAGGTTCTGTTAGGGATAAAATAGATAAGTTCAACGTAAAACAAGAAACCGTTCCTGCCGAAGCAAAAGAAGCTGCCATTGCTGAACCTATAAGTGAAGCGTCATTGGAAGATGGAAGGGTGGAAATAACCAATGTAAAAAGCGGAACACACACTTCAACTAAGCCAATTAAAATATTTAAAGGCATTGGCGGTAAGAAAGATCTTAAAGGAGCCAGAATAAATGCTCATAAAGGCGCAGAAGGATTTTTTACTGCTGTAGATAAAAACTTAGCAGAAGATTACGCAAGAGGCGAGGGTGTTTCTGAAACAGTGTTGCCAAAGGGTACTACGTTTGAAGTTGTTGAAATTGATGGCACTGGGATGACACCTGGGCAGTACAGAGATGCAGAGGTAAAAGCTATAAATGAATCAAAAGCAGACGTTGTAAAACTAATAACTGTTGATGGCAAGATAAAGGCAGGAACCAAGAAGCAAGAGCAGTATGTTATTAAGAATGAAAAATTAATAGAAGATGCCATTCAAGAGCAAGCAGCAGGTAAAGTACCTGTACAGCCAGAAGCCAAAGCTGGCGAAAAAGTGGAGGAAGGAGAACCCAAAGCAGAACCTGAAAAGCCTACCCAAGAAGGTAAAGAAGTCCTCTCAGAAGAAGACGCAAAGTCGGAAGAAAAAGTAAAGGAGTTCGTTGAAGAAAACTTGTCTGACGAAAAGAAGCAAGAAGAGGCAGATAAGGAAATAGAGTCGAAGTCTGAAGAAGAACTCAAAGAAGACGTTCCTGACGTATTAGAATCAATCTCTGAAACAGAAAGAGAGAAGCTTGATAGAGAAGCTAAGTTTAAAGGCAAGTCTACTGTAGATTATGTTATTGACTATCTAAAGGGTAAGTTAAAGAATGTCAGACAGTCAATCAAGAATATCCTTGAGAAGATTAAATCGAATTACAGAAAGGCAATTATAACCACTGCTGTAATAGCAAGTGTAGTTAAAGGGTCTGAAGTAAAAATAGGCGGAACATCTTTGAGGGATGTTTTTAAAGATGCTACTGAACTTGTTGTTACGGAAGGTAAATCAAAAGGAGAGAATTTAGTACTTGACTTTGCGGTTGAAAACCCAGAGGGATTCAAGGCTATTTTGGAAAGCTATGGAGAAAACAAGTACCTTGATGCTATAGCCGCAAAAGCTGGCGTGTATGAACCAGGGGTTTTTGAGGTTGAAAACAAAATACCAAGAGACAAGCCAACAGAGGGTGAAACTCCAATCGGTCTTATGGCACTTCCATTACTGTTCGGTGGTACGAGAAGACGCAGAAAGCCATTGGAAAACGCTGATGCTGACAAGGTGGTAACAGATTGGATGGAAGATGTGCAAAGAATTTACGATGCACAGAAGACAAAGGATAAACAGGCTGCCGTAGATGAAGCGGCAACTAATCTTGCGATGAGTGGAAGGCTGAATGAAATTGCTCCTGACCAAAGATTAAAGGTACTTGAGGACATAGCGAAGCAAACTGCTGCAATGGATGAAAAGAAGTCCGTTTCAATTACATCAGAACTTCAAGGTCTTACATTAAAGGAGCAGTTCAAGCAGGGTTTTGAGGAGTATGTTTCTGCAATGAAGCAGAAGGAGTCTGATAGGAAAGAAAAAGCAAAAGAAGTTGCTCAGAAAAAAATAGATGCTGAAAAAGAAAAGGTCAGTAAATTAAAAGAAAAGGCAAAGCAAGAAAAAGAAGAGGCGAAACAAGGTTTTGAAGAATATCTTGATGCTCGAAAAAGAAAAGAAGCTGAGAGAATACAGAAGATTGAATCCAAACTTAGGGAAAGAATAGATAATCTTAAAGAAAAGGCAAAAGAGGCTGTTCAGAATGCAAAGGATGACGTTGCTGCCAGAAAGATATTCAATGAGATAATTAAGGCGGAGATGAATGAACTCGGTCTTGGAACATTGAAACAATCAGAGGTTACAAGGCTTCTATCCATGGCAAAAAATGCAGATAAGAAAAAAGTAGAAGAATTAATTGAGAACGGTATAAACCTAATGGTAAAAGCTGCTAAAAAGAATCTTAAAACAGCAGCTGAAGCATCAAAGAAAAAGCTTGCAGAAAGAATAAAGAAAGGAGACTTCGGAACGGCTGATCAGAAAGCGATAGCAATAGCTAATATTCCTGTCGAAAACATTCCTGTCAAAAGACTACCAGAATACTATGATTTATTAGATAACCTTGTATCTAAAAGAGGTAAGATTTCAGCAGTTGATTTAAACAAAGCATCTGATTTCATTGATTCTATTTCAGAAGAAATTGAAAACAAAATAGGCGGTGTAGAAACACTTGCAGAACTATATGATGTATTTGACTCAGAAAGAAAAATAGAATCTGAATCTCAAGAATACACTGAGGCAAAGAAGTTAAAGAAAGATGAAAGAAATGCAAGACAGCAAGCTTTAATAAATAGGATTGAAGGAAAAGCAAAGGAGGAGTTTAAAAGTTTCCTTGAGGAACTTGGTATGCCTACTGAAATTACTGATTTTGCCAATAATGAATTTGATGCTATCGTTAAAGAGCATAAGCGTCAAAACACAGAAAAGGGCAAGCCATTAACTTCAGCTAAGAAAATAGAAAAGATAAAAGAAAAGCGTCAACAGGCTATAGATAATTTTAATAGTCTATACCCCATTGAAAAAGGAAGTAGAGGTATAGATGTTTCATTATACAAGAATAACGAAGTATTGGCAGAAGCCGCTGCTTTTTTCAATAAACTCGGAAATAATCAGCTTAAAGACCTATTGCCTTCAGAAATAAATGCGCTTCCATTGATTTACGAGAACATGAATTTTGGACTTATGACTTCATCTGTTTTCAGAATCATGAGCAAAATAAAGGGTTCAATGACTGTAGACCAAATGTCAGAATCTTCAAGTCAATTTAGTAGAATGCTTGCTGCAAGTCCAAAGGATTTGCCTGGTGATGTAAAAACGATGGCAGAAGACTTTACACTTCCTTTGTATAATCTTGTAAAGCCAGAAACCCCAACATCTGTTAGTATAAAAGATGCTAAAGAACTTGGAAGAAGGATGCTTGCTGAACAGACACCTTACATAAAATACCTAATGAAAGGTATTAAAGGTGACCCTGTGTATGAAATGTTAAACGGTCTTACTGGGGCGATGACAAGTGCCTCTTCAATGGTTACTGACGCAAAAAGAAAAACCTATGATCTTTTCATGGGAATGAAGGGTCTTCCATTGGAAAACAATATGATGATTTCAACCTTTCATAGGATTCGTGAGCATCAAGCACTAAAGGGTGAAAAGGATATAACTATAAGAAGACCTATAGAATACGTTGATGCTAAAATAGAAACTGCACGAACTGATAATCAAGGGGTTTATGATTTAATGGTTGGTATAAAGGATAAGTACTTTGATAAAAATGGTGATCCTAAAATAGACAAGCTTACAGGAGAGTCACTAATTGAAAAGGAAATAAACAAAAGGGGAGGTAAAGAACTTGTTGACTTTATGGATAAAATGAATGAGGTCACAAGGGAAATGGGGAGAACGATAGCTGTTATTAGAGGTATTCCATATAAGGAAATAGATTTATATGGAGCGTCAAGGGCTGAACATGGAACTGACAATCTATCTGAAAAGATGTCAAAGATAACTGCTGGTAAGACTCTTTCATCAGTCAAATCTGGTGCTGTTCTTTCTAGAACAGGAAATACAAAAAAGACATTTGATGCTGTTGGAGATTTCTTGAGTTCATTTGATAATACGGTGCATGAATATTACCTGACAGAGCCATTATCTACAATATCTAATTTTGTCTCAATAGCGAATAAGACAGGAAATGTAAACCTTGCGAGATATGCAAACGCAATAAAGGATTATGTTTCTGGGTCTATAGAAAACCAAATAAAAACAAATTACTCTGACGGTGGATTTTGGATGAATCTTATGAATGATATTATAAGCACGAGAAAGTCAGGTGCAGTATTTGGATTGGGAGTCAAGCCATTTGCTGAAACTTTCAGTCAAATAAATAAAATACTTCTAATTCCAGAAGCGAGAAAATCCTTTATGACAGGCATTCAAGTTCTTAAAGAGTCAGGTGATGGTGTTTTAAATTTCCAAAAGGCTTTTGAGTTTATGAGAGCCATACAATCGACTCATCAAAACAGAGCTGGTGTTTTAAATGCGGAAGTATACTATCAGCCAGGATACTTTGAGAGGAAATTGAAATCAAACACTGGTAAGTACTTAAACATTTACAATAAATTAAGACCGCTCTTAAAACCCACAAAGGGTATGAAAAGAGGATTACAAAGGGCTGCTGAAATTAGTCAAATGGCTCCTGATGCTTTTGGTGTTATTCAGGTAAATATTGGTGCTTTTGCTGAAAAATTCAAAGAGTTAACAGGCAAATATCCTGACATAAATAAAATAATAGAGGACAAACAGTATCGTGCTGAAAATGCTGACGCTATAAGAAAATCGAGGGCTTACGCTGACAAACTAACCTCAAGCACAGCAGCACCATCATCAATGTCTGAAGTTTCAAAAGCAGGATATCTTTTACCTCCATTTAGAATGGGATATATCAAAAAAGAACCTGGCACTAAGTCTCAAAACTTATTCATACTTGACACCTACTCTGGTTCTGAAAAAAGAACCTTATTGACAAATCTAAAAGAGTTAAGGGATTCACTTATGAAGCCTTTTATAGCAAGAGGGATGTCTGAGTCTTGGACTGGTTCTGAGAAAAAAACATTTGATGTATTGCAAGAGATAACTGGAAGAAACGTAGCTGGTATATCTTATCAAATATACAGACTACTTGGATTTGCTACTTTAAACACTCTTATTCAAATTCTTGAAAAAGAACTGTTTGGAACTGACGAGGAAGAATTAGATTTATACGAAGAATTTGAAAAAGGAGCGAAAAAAGGAATATTAGACCAAGCGTTGCTTCCTCTCTTAGGTAACGCTTCATGGGTTACAAGATTAATGCTTTTGGGTGGGATATACGTAGCTGCTAAATACACTGAGGGAGAGCTGGATGAAGATGAGGAAAGCTACTCTGAGGAGTTTAAAAAATCAGTTTATCTTCCAGATTTGAATAGATACGGTAATATACCTGTGACTGTTTCAAAATTTGGTTTTGAAGGACAAGTTGCTGCTGATGCGCTTGAATTATCAATGATGGTCGAGAGTTTAACCGAAAATCAAAGTATTAGTTCAGCAGATATTGGGAAGCTTGCATTCTTGCTATCAAGAAACGCAGCCCCAACACCTCAAGAAGCACTAAGATTAATGAGGTTGCCCAGAACAATGCAAAAGGTTGAAAAAGCAAATAAACTGATAAATGGAATAAATAGTTCATTTATAGTTGATGAAAAGACGAGGGCGATATATAACACATACATAGAACTTGACAATGATAAGTCTGCTTTACCTTCAGATATAAGAAACACTGAATCTATAAATGTTGATGGGGTTTCAGTAAAGTACGAGATTGACAAAGATGACCTTATGGGTTTGTACTTTGAAAGAGGGAAGTTAATAAACGGTCTTATGACACCTGAAATACTTTCTAAGTTGAGAACAACGTCAGACCCTAAGAAAAGAAAAGATATTCTAAAATCGATATACAAGGAAGTAAACAACCTTAAATACTATCAATTACTAAAAGACGCTTACTTCTTAAAGAATGGGAAACGTGTGAATTAAGTACACAATGTTATATCCTCAAAATTCCGTACCTTTGACTTATGCCGAAAGATAGTTGCTATAGGAAGTATGCCTCTAAAATGAAAAATAGTGCAAGGCGTTCTCAGCTTATAGCAAAGTGCCGTAAGAAAAGCGGTAAGGTTAAGAAGAGTAAGGCAGGAGCGAAGCTAAAAAGGTGGGAAAAGGAAAAATGGGTTGATACCCGAACAGGTAAGGCATGTGGTGCTGGTGGTAAGAACGAGTATTGCAGACCTACCAAGCGTGTTTCCAAAAAGACTCCGAAGACAAGATCGGAAATGTCCAAGTCGGAACTCGCAAGAAAGAAAAAGGAGAAGAGCAGGGTTGGAATGGGTAAACGAGTAAAAGCAGTAAAGCGTGGCAGAAAAAAGTAAGCATAGCAGAGCGAAAGCAACTATGAAGCGTTTAGGTCTTAAGGGCTTCAATAAGCCTAAGAAGACTCCATCTCACGCTAAAAAAAGCCATGTAGTAATGGCTAAGGTCGGTGATAAGACCAAGCTTATTCGTTTCGGTGAGCAGGGTGCAAAGACTGCTGGTAAACCCAAGAAGGGTGAGTCAGAGAAGATGACAAAGAAACGTAAGAGTTTTAAGGCTCGTCACAGAAAGAACATAAAAAAAGGCAAAATGTCTGCTGCCTATTGGGCGGACAAGGTTAAATGGTGAGAATCATGGCTTACGGTAAGAAATCAGGAATGAAGAAAGGAAAGAAGTGCAAAAAGCACGGTAAAATGAACTGCAAGAGTTGTAAGAAATAATAGAAGATGGCTATCAACCAACTTTCATTCAGTGTATGTTTAGACTGTTCGAGTAACAAATACTCGGTGACTGATACATCATCAGGATCAGTTACAGCTCCAATAACAGCTGAAACATTGAAGGTGACCTATCCGAATGATGATAGTGTTACGCTTGATCTTTTTGGTAATGACTCAGATACACTGTTTGGTAAGTCACTGACATCAAGTGCTTTAGGAGCTTCGTCTGTTTCAATTTCATTTGTACCTGCACTTATTGGAACATACAGTTATGAGTTTTACATCATATATGTTGATTCAAACGGTGACCTTGCTTACGAGCCAATATCCGCAAGTTCAACATCAAGTTCATTCTCTGGTGCTGCGTCTGACATCATAAGCGCAATTACAGCGGTATCTTCGACAACAGGAGTCAGTGCTGTGTACAATTCTACTACACGTTTTATTGATATGTCAGGAACATCATTCGGTGTTGTTGCCATTGCAAATGGAACTTCAAATGTAACCGTTGAATCTGTTAATGCTGAGACGCTTACTGATGGGAAATACATACTGACATGGAGCCTGACAGATGATGATGCCACATACAACGCATCTACAGAGTCGTACTTCTTGTGCAACGTTGAGTGCTGTGTAAGAGGAAAGATGGCAGACATCGATGTAAGTTGTGACTGTGTGGGAGACAAGAAGACGGATGAGGCCATTGAAGCCATGCTGATGTTGCAAGGTATCAAGGCTGCTGCTGCATGTGGAAAGGACGCTAAAGCTGATAAGTTGCTTGAAGGACTTCAGGCGATATGTAATAACGAATGTAAAAGCTGTTAAGAAATGAGCTGTAATTCATGTTCAAATATAACACTGCCTGGAGTTCCAGGACCTGTTGGGGCAACGGGTGCGACAGGCGCACAAGGACCCCAGGGTGATACAGGCGCACAAGGACCTCAGGGTTCAACTGGCGCACAAGGACCCCAGGGAGATAATGGCGTATCAATTATTGAAATAGACACTGCTCAAGGATCATTGAGTGGTTCTGCCATAGGTACTACAACTCAAACATCAGCTACAACAGCCAGAGCGTTCACTATACCTGCTAATACATGGCAGACCGTTGACGATATGGTGGAGCTTGAGCTTATGGCTGTCGGTGAGGTTTATGACGCTCCAATTGCCTATCATAAGATTTACGTTGAACTTGATGGAGTTGCTATTGGTCTAGGTCTTCCAGGAGAAGTTATTGCTCCGTCAAGAATGGGACCTTTAATGCATTTGAAATTACAACTTGTTCTTTCTGATGCTGGATCAAACAAGATCATCCCAATTGCAGATTATTCTTATCAATTCGGAAACTACTTAAATCTATCAAGTGCTGGAAGCAATACTGATAGTTACGAATACAGAATAAGAGGTTCCGAGATAACAATGTCAACAGCAATATCATCTGGTATAACGTTAAAAGTTGCCCCTATAACCGCAAACGCAGCGGCAACAATGAATCTTTTTTACGCGAAGTTAACATCATATAAAAGAGTATAATGTCGTTACTTAACATACAATCATTAACAGCTCTAACGAGTGGTACGTTAAACATAAGCGTAGACCCATCTCCATCTTTACTTGTAGATAGTGCAAGTATAGCTAGGGTAACTGGAACGGTAACTCTTGTTGGTCCGTTGGCTATATCACCAACAGGTACACCCCAAAAGAACATGAATGTAAAGGTTCTTTGGGAGGCTTCAGTAACCCCGTCAGGAAGTTCTGTCACGATATTCGGTGAAACTGTTCCTGACGAATTATTGTCAAGTAATTTTGTTGCTGAGTGTATCTATAACGGATCTGCTTGGGTTGTAAACTTACTCCCTGACTTTGCGGGAACAGGAATAATTGCAGGTAAACTTCTTGGCACTGATTCAATTTCAACAACAAAGATAATTGATGACGCGGTAACCAACGCTAAACTTGCAAACATTTCAAGAGGAAGTGTAAAGGTTGGTGGTGCTTCAGATGCCCCTACAGATCTTGATGCTAAAACAAGTGGGAATATTTTGGTCGGAGACGGTACAGATGTAGCTTCTGTAGCTGTAAGTGGAGATGCTACTCTTTCTTCGGCAGGAGCGTTGACAATTGCAAACAGTGCGGTTACTACGGCTAAGATCGATGATGGTGCTGTTACTCCTTCTAAAATGAGTGCGGGTGCTAGAAAGTCAATGGTCGCTATTCCAGTTTCGTTTGAAACAGCGGGTGAGATAGGTGTTATAAAATACACCATGTGCTTTGACTGTACGGTGGACGGAATTGAAGCCACTGTGACGAAGCCAGCAGCAACAGACACTGCAACGATCATATTCAAAGACCATGGAGGGTCTGTTCTTACGGGTTCTCAGGTTGACATAACAACTGGACTTGTACTTGGCAACATCGTGTCAACTACTCCAACGGCTAACAACACGTTCAGTGCTGGTGAGCAGATAACATTTGAAACAAGTAAGACAACAGCAGGAACTGGTAATTGCACAGTGGTATTGTGCCTGACACATGATTAATGGGCTACAGAATAGAAAATAAGGCAACAGAGCTTCTTATCTACGATACGGATGGGAAGAACATCAACTATTACCCAAAGTCTGAGTTGTCTGTTTCTGCTAGTAATGGAATCATAATCATTACACGTACCCAAGGAGATTCTGAAAGTACCATATTCAATCAAGAGGCATCAGAGATAGATGACCCCTCAGTTAACTCAGTGTATGAACTTGTCACCACGATCAAATCGTACCTGACATCTCATGGTGACGATGACATATCAGGAGGATTTGCAGACTACAATGACAATGCTACGTCAGGAACACCGTTAAGTGTAACTGGTGGCGGTGCGGCAGTGGTCCTGACAAATGATACCCTTGGTGCTTACACCAATACCCAGTTCCTACCTGAAGGAGTGAGTAGACTTTGGGATGCAAGTACGAATAACTTTGATTGGTCTGAACTGTCTGCTGGAGACATGGTTGATATCAGGGCTGATATTACCGTCACAACATCGTCATCCAATACGGCTATAGATGTACTTCTTCATCTTGGCTCAGGAGGTAGTGCATACACCATACCTTTCTTACAGGATTACAACTTCAAGACATCTGGAACATATCAGAAGGTAATGTTCAACTCTATTTACATGGGTGATGCGAACACTTTGAATAACGGTGGTCAGTTCAAGATAACAGCAGACGCAAACTGTACGGTAGTAGTGAACGGTTGGTACGTTAGATGTCTAAGAAGAGGAGTGGTATGATATTCAACGAATCGAACATAACGAACAGAACTGTATTGGCGAGGTGTTGCTTTGCCGATATGGTCATTGATATGCTTGAGGCTCGTGCCATCGGAGATACTGAACTGTATGAGTGCAAGAAGAGAAAGGCAATGTTCCTGTCGTATGCTATTGGAGAAATGTGTACCTACATAGACGAAGGAGTTTACACATTGAATCAAAGCGCAGACACAGAGGTTTCTTGCTTTAAAGACGCAACTGCTAAAAAGTTTCTGGCTCAAATGGATGAGCTTTGTGGATGTCCATGTGGATGTTCAGACGCGAAAATATTAGACGATAATCTACCTAAATACATTTAAAATGTCAAAATTATCACCAGGCGAAGTAGAGAGCCTAGACAAGTTGAGAAAGGTTGTAGGTAACGGATGTAAGTTACTACCTGTTGGGGCGCATACAGGTTTGTCTGCTTACTGTTTTATTGCTCAAGAAGACACAACAATATCAGCATTCTCTGTTGATGGGGTCGATGCTCGTTCTGCATACGGTCTTGACAATGGGCTGAAGGCTGGAGCGTATATTGTAGTACCAGAGGGAAGCGTAATTACAGCGTTGACAATTGATACAGCTGGAAGCGTTATCGTATACAATCTGTAAGAAATGCCTGGTATCCACAATGGCATAGGAACTACTTTTATAAGCCCTGCTTTTGGCGGTGCTGCTCCTAATCCCGACTTCATTTCCGAATGGGACACAACTCAGGCTGGAAGTGCATCCGACACGGTAGTGCTTCCTCTTTTGTCGGGCGGCACATACTCAGGTACAATTGATTGGGGAGACGGAAACACTTCAGCATTAAGCTATGCGAATAGAAGTCATACTTATGCTGCAGGAGGAACGTACACCATAACCATCTCAGGGTCAGACATTCAAGGATTCCAGTTTAACAACGGAGGAGATAGAAGAAAAATCACAGACGTTTCAAATTGGGGTAACCTGACGATTACAACTGATAGGGCATTTTACGGCTGTTCAAATTTAGATGTTAGTGCAACGGATGCTCCGACACTTTCATCAACAACGGCTACATCAAATCTATTCAGAAACTGTGCAAGTTTGACAACTCCTGATTTCAGTAATTGGGATGTATCAAGTTGTACTGATTTCAGAAGTTGCTTTTACAATGGCACCAATTTCAATGGAAACATTGATAATTGGGATATGTCATCTGCATTGACACTTGGCAATCCATCGTTTGATTCATTCGGGATGTTGGCAGGTTGTCAATCATTTAATAGAGATATAAGTGGTTGGGATGTATCAAATGTAACGGTATTTGCTGGTCTGTTTTATAATTGTATTGCTTTTGACCAAGATCTGAGTTCTTGGGATATGTCCTCTGCTCAAAATGTAAGAGCAATGTTTTCTGGTTGCACGGCATTCAATAATGGTGGTTCAGACGGTATTAAAAATTGGGACGTTTCAAACGTAACCATATTTGGTAATTCATCAGGTGGTGGATTTGGTGGTATGTTCGCTAAAACATCAGCTTTCAACCAACCAATTGGCAGTTGGACAATTAACACATCTGCAAGTGTGATTATGTCCCAGATGTTCTTTGAATCTGCATTCAATCAAGACATCTCAACGTGGAACGTTTCTACAGTAACAAAGACAGACTCAATGTTTCAGTCGGCAAGCTATAATCAA